CGCCAGCAGGTTTGATCAGCATGTGTCTGTGGAAGCGCTCCAGTGGGAGCATTCCATATATGCTATGTGTTTCCCCCGGGCCCGGCATCGGGCTCAGTTGGAAGCATTGCTACGCATGCAGTTGCACAATAACTGTGTTGGCTATACAGCGGATGGACGGCTTAAATATCGCACGACTGGTGGCCGGATGAGTGGGGACACGAATACCTCTTTGGGCAATTGCCTATTAATGTGTTGCATGATACATGCGTATGCGGCTTATTGCCGTGTGCGCATACAACTGGCCAACAACGGGGATGACTGTGTAGTTTTCATGGAATCTTGTGATTACGAACGGTTCTCGGTTGGCCTGGATGCTTGGTTCACCAGAATGGGTTTTTCCATGGCGGTGGAGCAACCATGCTACACATTTGAGGAGATCGAGTTCTGCCAAACACATCCTGTTTGGGTTGGGCCTAATGCAGATTCATATCTAATGATTAGGCACCCCAAGTGGGCCCTGGCGAAGGACACTATGAACGTCCACGGTTATGACACCCCAGCCATGTTTCGAGGTTGGTTGCATGCTGTTGGGACTGGAGGGATGGCCATGTCTGGAGGGGTACCTGTGTTACAGGATTTTTACCTCGCTTATCTTAAAGCGGGCAAGTTCCACAAGTCAGTGGACTCTGCTCAGTCATGGGGCGTTCGCCAGTTATCCAAAGGTATGGTGCGGAAGTACGGGGAGGTACACGCATTAACACGGGCTAGTTTTTACTGGGCCTTTGGAGTCACACCCGATGAACAGTTGATTTTGGAGGATTTCTACAGGAATTTTGAGATTGGTGACCAGTTGCTTCCCGAACTGTGTTTCCAACCCCTAATGCCATTGTAGTGCTGGCATCATACTGCCATGGGGTCTAGAGTGTTAAATGGCCCAAAACGTTCCCTTTCAGGGGTAAATAATTACGTGCTATCAAGAATGCCGAACGACTGCACGGCGCCGGCCCATGAGGTCGCTCTAGATGAACAGTCTCCGTTGAGGTCGGGGATCCCATACAACCTTATATTTTATGTCTACAACCAACATCGTAATCACTGTTTTCCAACATGTCACGGAAATCACGATCAACTCAGCGTCAGCCGGCACGCAAACAGTCTCTTGTTGTCACCGGAACGAAACTCCCGGGACGCCGATCCCGGAGCCAATCCCGATCCCGTGGTCTTGCAACGGCTCGTGATGGACCACCGACTTCTGTTGGTCTGTTCCGTCCTACACGAAACCTGCAAAAGCCTACTTTTAGTGGATCAATGGTCAATCCTCGATTCCCCAGCAAGGGCTCTCGTCGTCGTGGCGCTGGCGTTGGAGGCACTGGCAGCCTTCCACACATTGTGGCCTCATATGTGGACCCTTTTGATGAGGAAGCTGGGGGATGTCGCTACCCTGACAACTTTCAGGGTATTACTGACACCTTCACCACAACCTATGTGAACTCAATCACCACTGCTCCGGCTTCTGGGAGTGGGTTCACTGATGCCAATATGACTGCCACTGCCTCCCAAGCAGGGACCTCCCTCTTTCTTCTTACTCCTGACCCATCGAATATTATGGTTCAGGGGGTCTGTGGAACTCCACAGAGTGGTTACTTCGCGTTAAGGAACAACATGTTCACCTGGCCCAATGGCATAGTTTTTACCGGTGCTACTGGTTCAGCCAATGCTTTCGGGCCTGGAACGGGCATTCAGAACATTGATAATTCTATCAATAACTTAACGCCCTTCCGCACCCAGTATTCCGCCGCGAGATTGGTCTCCGGTGGAGTTAAACTCTTCTCCACTTCTAACTTTTCCACCGTGAGTGGTACGATCCATCTGGCACCGGTGTTTGTTAACTTGTCTACCATGACTTCTAACAACATTGGCGCCATCGGTGGGCGGTACGACCCAACGAAGGGTGAGATGTTTAATGGATGGCTGACTGCATTGCCTAGCGATTTGCCCTCTATGGCAAATCTACCGGGATATTGTCAGTTCCCCATGTCATCCCTTGAGGAGGACCAGATTTCTGCTATCTTTAAGCGGGTGGGCGAGGAAGCTTTGTTGTTCAAATCTCTTGATAGTGCTTGGGGTATGACCGACGGGAACAGTGCATCCTTGGCAGTACGGTCAGGAAGTGCTAATCTTCCAGACTCGTATGGCCATTATTGCATTCTAGTTTTCGTGGATGGGGTTTTGTCCAATGCCGGAACCCCCGCTGCTGGAAGTACGCCAATCATGGAGATTGAGATCCGTAACCACTATGAGTGTCAATTTAACCCTATGGCCATGATGGCTATCGGCACCACTATAACCAATGGTTCGTATGGTGCTGATTCGCATAAAGCTGCGCCCCATCAACCTTTGCTGATGGCGGCAGCTGACAACTTGGCTTCTGATGTGCCCGCCATCCGTTGTGTGGATGCTGCCGGCATTGAAGAGAAGGGGTTTATCGAGGCGGTGGTCTCTGCATGGGGTAGCGCAGCCACCATAGCCACCAGTGTCATGGGAGCTGTGGATGTGGCTGGGGCGCTCCTTTCCGCGCTCGTGTTGTAGCACTTGTTGTTGTATCTTTTCGCTTGGGGGGGATCTCCCCCATTGCTCAACATCAGCATGCCTGCTGTAGCGATCAAAAATAAAATTATTAACCACTGTTCTTCACCTCCACCTTTCTTCCTCAG